TAGACCTCGGCTTGGGTTGCGGTTTGGCCCGTATCTTCGCCGGTTTCAGGGTTTATGATCGGGATTGTGGCCACGGGATCAAAGGCCATGGGCACGGGTGACATCGGGATATGCAAAACAGGCCCATCCGGGCCGCCCACGATGGTTTCTTGCGAGAAAGTGATGGCGGGAGTTTTGTTTAGCCGATTGTCAACGACGATCTGATTGCAGCGGACAAAGCTCTCTCCGGTCATGGGTTGCAGGTTGTGCTTATAGCTCATTGGGTCATACCTCCGTGACCAAGCCGTAAACGGTAAGGCCGGATGCGGTGAACCGCGCGACCTCCGATCCGGCAATTACAATTGATAATGTGTCAGCAGCCGCGCTGTAGATGCCAGCCGTTCCGATGCGTAGAGCGGGGTCGGCAAGCGTCCCTCCTTCCAGTGTGGCGCGGCCACCGTTCACCTGCCCTGCAACTTGGCCAATCATTGACAGGCTTTGGGATAGGGTCGCGTTAAGCGCCAAAAATGCCACCGCCGCAGGGTATCTGGCGACCTCAGTTGCAACAGGGCCGGAATCATGCCGGTAGCGGATAACTTCATCACCCGCAACGACCTGAAACTGAACCCCGATGGCTGTGCTGGATAGGCCTGCAGATGTGCTTGAATACACGTTGGCGTTTACAAAAGCAGCATCTCTAGCCGCCTCCGTTGCGGCTTGAGCGACGACCGTTTGATTTCGCAGCAATTCAATGCTTGCGCTCGTGGTGTTTAGGTATGCGCCAAGTGTATTAGATTGAGAAACCCATCCCGCAAGCGATCCGAGCAGCGCATCCGCCTTGGCTGAAAAGTCGACAGGGCTTGCACGACTTGGTGCAGGTGGTAGCAAAGAAACGGTGGGAGCGGCCATTAGATTAGTCCTTCTACTTCGATTGTTGCGTCGGATATCAGGGGCGACGAAAGCGTGATGTCAAAACGTCGGTAATAGCCGTAAACGATTGTTCCAAGTTCTTCTTTTTCGTCACCAACCCACACGATTGGCGTGGTGCGATATTGGGCAAAAGTGTTTTGCGCTCTTCGCGCTAACTCAGTGCTAATTCTTACGTCGTAATCAACCAATTGCGCGAATGCTCTTTCAACGATTATTGCATTGCCAAAAGCGTCACGCTCTTTCCGGCTATAATCTTCAATGGATATGCTTGTGCCGTAAACTGTAACGCCAAGATCAAACAACCGCCCAAGAACGATTTGACCGACCTGCGCAATCCCGCCCGCATTTGTTATAGTCACTGTTGTTGATGCGTTGAGAAATGGCGGTAGCGCCACCTCAATCACCTCTTGGCGCTGGACACCAATTGGCGAAAAGAAATAGGTTGACCAGTCAATTACGCCAGTATCATCAAGCAGAACGTATGATTGAGAGAATACCAACCCATCGTCAGGGTCGTTAACTTCGACAAGCAGGGTTGATCCTTTCAAGCCAAAGAATGCAACTGCGCTAACAAATTCCCCATTGTGGTTTATTGTATATGTGATTGATTCAGCCTGAGAAACTACATCGCTCAGTCGTTTGTCGAATGCTTTGTAGCGATTGGTTGCACCGAGAAACAACCACTCAGTCGGGCTAATATCTGGTTGGTTTCCAGTGTTGCTGCCCGAGAGGCTCTCATAAATGTTATGTTCGTAAATAACCTGATCGTTAATGACATATGTGGTTCCGACCAACCAAAATGGCGCGTCTGTTTCCGGCACATTCGAGGACGTTAGATTTGCGTCGGTAACTTCAATTGGCGGGATGATTTTCATTCTTTAAGTCCTCACTGCTGGTGCGCCGTCAATGTCCCATTTGCGGTTCACCTCGCTGGTGCGTTTGACGTATTTCACGACCTCAACCATCACGCGACGCAGTTCGGCTACTTCTTCACGCAGCGCCTTGGCATCCATTGACCCACTGTTGCCGCGTGACATTTTTCGCTGTGAGTGATCAATGACAGTCTCGTTTGGGTGCAGCATGCTCAAGAAACCGCCCTTGCCATCCATGCCGCCTGAGCGTGACCCCAAGCCGGTGTATCCGCCGCCGTCAAACGAGGGGATGATGCCTAAATCATTCAGGGAAAGCCGGATGCCTGAGAGCTGGTCTTTGGTGTTTTCATAGGCAAGCTGCGCCGCCTCAAGCTCCGCCCTGACTTTGGGGTACTCGGCATTTGGAATGGAGAAGTACAAAAAGCCGTTTTCGCCCTGACTGTTCCACTGTTGCTCCGCCCTGGTCGTGCTTTGAGGGGTCTGGGCAAACAGCGCCTCTGCAGCGGCAACAAGGTCTCCAAGCTGCGAAATAGAGGCGAGAACCTGCTGCGCCTCGGTGGTGAGGGCGTTGATCTGGTTTTGACGCGCCGCCGCAATAGCCGCGTTCTCTGCGGTGCTTTGGGCCTCGATCTGGCTGATTATAGCGGCCCTGATCAATTCAAGTTGACGCATTATTCCAGTGTTGGATGTGAGCAATTGGCCAATGCCTGAAACTGATATACCGCTTGATAGGCGGATCAGAAGTGCTGCGCTCAGGCTTTCATTGCCCTCGACGGCCCTTTGCACCAATTCCGTAATGTTTACAGTGTCGTTTTGCAGGCTTTGAACTGTGTTAAGCTCGTCGTTTGTCAGGTCTTGGGTGCCGGTGATGCTGGCCGTTTGGCCAGTGATCGCGTTGGTGAACGTCAAACCTTGACCGTAGATCGCCTGTAATTCACTGGTGGTGCGCTGAGTGGCGTTTGCGATGATCTTTGCGGCTTGGCTTTCTTCAGCCGTGATGATGCCGTCCTTGTTTCGGTCAACCGCATTTATTACGGCTGTAATCGCCGCGTCAGATGCCTTGCCTGCCAAAGACGCCCTGATCTGTGCCGTTGTCATTTGCCCATTTCGGTCAATCGCCGATGCCAAAGCCGAAACAGTGCTTTGATAGGTGGAAAGGGTGGCCGATGTCTGAGCCTCCATCGCTGAAATTAAACCATCGCCATTCGCGTCAATAGCTGCTGCCAATCCCGCAGTTTGACCCTCAAGCCCAGCGATATAGCGAGCGCCCTCAGCAGAAAGACCAGCAACAACACGGCCCGAATTATCAACCAACCCTGCCCGAATAGCCCCTGCGTCAGTTCTGCCCGCAACGACCTGCAAATTGGCGCTGTCTTGGATGATATTCCCGATGTTGCCGAGAACATATATTTGCTCTTGCAACAATTCTTGGGTGACATTGCCAGACATCAAAAGATCGCGCAGATGTTCTAGCGCAGCGGTCTGCACATCAAACAACAACGCCTGATAGTTAGCACCAAAACCAAGAGCCTCAGACACCGCAGCGGCCTCATTAAGCTGCCGACTGATACCCGCCTCAATACGGCGCAACTCAGCAGCCGTTGACGCAAATCCGGCGCTATCGGTGGCCAAAGACTGCCCCGAACCGCCAAGGCTTCCAAGCGCGGTTACATCGCCGCTAACGGCCTTTGCAAAGTTAGCCGCGAAGTCACGACCAGCGCTGGCGAGATCCGCCGCATTGCGAACGCCCCCGATGTTGCCAGCCGCAGTCCGTAGGCTGTCTGCCAACCTAAAGAATCCATCCGCCGATTGACGCGCTTGTGCAGCCGCTGCGTTTGACGCCTCGATCTGGCTATTAATTGGGCCAAGGGCCGCGTCGACAGCGCCAGCCACCAGTGCGCCCAGCCTGCTTGCCAGGCTGTCAATTGCCGGCAGAATAGAGTTGAACTGCCCCGACATCGACACCAGCGCCGCAAACATCTGCCGGCCGCTCTCGGTTGCGAGATTTTGCGCCTCGACCAGCGCCCGAAACTGCGCGCGGCTCTTTGGCATTGCCTGACCCAATTCGCCCATGGTTTGCGTGAGCTGGCGGGTCAAGGTGTCAAAGCGTTCCTGCTCTGAATAAAACGCCTGATAATAGGCTGTTGTCGCACTGGCAAAGTTTTCAAGGCCACCAAATGCATCGACCAGCCCCGAGGCCGCAGCGGCCCCCCACAAGCTGAGATCGAACAGCGTACCGCCCAGGGTATCGATAATGGTGTTCGCGGCGTTCAGGGACGAGGATAGGCGTGTCAGAGCGGCATAAGCGCCTTCGCCTTCACGCTGCAATGCTTCAAGGCCGGGTATCATACCCGCGAAGTCGTCGCCAAACCCTTGCAGCGCCTCGGTGACGGCCTTCTGTGCAGCTTCATCACTCAAGCCTTTGGTGCTGACCTGAATGGACGCGCTGAAGTCGTTGAATGCTGATGCACCGATGCCAAGCGCTTCCGACGCGCCCATCACCCCCATCTGCATTTGGCTAAGAATGCGCTCAAGTGGCCCTGCTGTCGCTGCGTCCAGATCGCTGAAACTGGTTCTGACTTTCTTTGAAAGCCCCCAGAATTTCTTCTTTTCAACCGTGTTGAAAGACTGAATAAGCGCGTCCATTCCGTCCACAGTAATGCGGATGCCAGCGTCCAATTGCTTGGTTTTGGTCTTGAAGAATGAGAACACTGCTGCCACAGCCGCGATAGGCAAAGCAACCGCGCCGATTGCAGCACCCAAGCCGCCAAGCATTGTTGCTGCCGACCCGATGCCGGTCACAGCAGACCCGATCGCACTAGCCGCGCCCCCAAGCCCGCCGGACATAAGCCCGCTGAACACGCTGGACGCGCCGCCAAGCAAGCCACCCGCGCCGCCAAGCGTGCCGATGAAGTTCCCCGCGCCCGCTGTCAGACCGCCAAGGATACCGCCGCCGCCGGACGCGCCGCCGAGTTGACCCGCTGCTGCCGCTGTGCCGCCCCCACCCAAAGCAGCCGACAACGCCAGCTTGATCGGGTTGGCAATCGCCGTGGCAATCATCTGCTTGATCATGTTTTTGAAGCTGTCCAGCAGATCGCCAAAGTTGCGCATACCGCTCGCCACGAAGTCGCCGATTGCGTCACCGAATGCTGATATGGTCGGGTTGCTGTTGGCGAACTCTTCGTTCAGGTCTTTGACGGCTTTTTGGTATGCACCATCGGATAAGCCCGCTCCCACTAGCTGGTCCAGATTGGCAATCTCGGCGTTGTATTTCTTGAGCGGGTCCGCATCAAACTCTAGCCGCTCGATTTCGTCGGCCATGTTGCCGAACTCGTTTGCGGCTTCCCCAGCAGCCTTGCCCGCGCCAGAAGTAGTTGCTGTCAGCGTTTTGCTAAGGGCCGCGTTTGCGGCATTTATTTGATTGATTCTGGCAGTGGCGCTTTCTGCGCTATTGCCCAAATTTCCGAACGAAACCGCCGCACGGTCAGCGGCATCTGGGTCTGCTGGCCCAAGCCCCCCGAACCCCAACCTAGGCTTGAATACACTGGCCTGAATACCCGCTGTAGTATTTAGAAAGCCCATCAAAGCCATTGCTTTTTCAATGTTTACATTTAGGTCAGCGGCCAAAAGAGCAGCGCCCGTCCGGGCGGCGCTGAAGTCAATACCGCCGATGGTGCGCGAAAGGCGACCAGAAAGATCAACACCCTCAACTAACTGGCCGTTAAGAAATACCTGACCATCTTTCACGTTTACGATTCCACGATCAAGCATTGAAACTAGGTCCACAAGTTCTTGACGTCGCCCCACTTCATCGTCAGTCAAGAATGTCAGTTCGCGCTGCACCTGCTTGATGGCTTCAACCTTGATTTGCGCCTGAGCTAAAAGGTTTTCTGCATTTTCAAGTTCCGCGTTCCAGCTCGCTGTATCAGCAGTAATGCCCGGCAAGTTTAGCCCCTGTTCTGCCGCACGCGCCTTTACTGTGCGCAGTGTCTCCAATTCTTCTGTTAGGCGCTGAACATCAATTAGCGCCTCATTTAGGCCGCTTTTTTGGTTGAAATCTTGCTGGTTTAGCAGGCGCGTTGCGTCAAGAACCTGCAATAGGGATTCAGCCTCTGCACGCCGCACACGCGCGGCCTCTTCGGAAATAATGCTACCCTCTTTTGTCGACCGCGTGAGGATTTGGATTTGAGTAATCTGGTCGCCCATTGCCAGCGTTCCGTTGTCGATAACCCTCTGCGCAATTTCGTTTGCTGTGGTAAGGCCCATAACATCACGGACGAAGCCGGAAACTGCCGATACCGCGCCTGAAATTGATCCAACAATGTAGCCAAACGCCGCCACAACATCCAGCGCCACGCCAGCGATGCTAAACAGCAACGCGCCAATGTTTTGCAACGCCTGCACAAACTTGGGGTCGGTCACTGTGCCAATGAGGTTTTCAATTGACGCCCGCAGCTTTTCAGACGCTGGACCTGCAATCTCGAATAGATCGCCCCACGCATTGCCAAGAGCGGCCAGAGCGCCGCCAAGGGTATCGCGTGCGGCTTCGGCAGACCCACCAAATTGCTTTGTAAGCTCGGCAAGGATAACCGCTTGAGCGCCTGCAACATCGCTTGTAGCCACCATCGCTTTGACGGCTTCTTTTTGCGCTTCCGTAAACTGGATGCCAGAACGGGAAAGCGCGGTCATGCCAAGTATAGGGTCGTTCAATGCTTTGCCGACTTGCAGCGCCGCCGAATTAAGGTCAGTCCCCATTGCTGTAGCAAGGTCCAGAACAGCAGTTGTGGCCGCGTTGAATGTGTCGCCTTTAACTGCTGTGAATGTCAGCAGTACCCCCTGCATAGCATTGGTGACTTCGTCACCGTAATTCGTGATGCCCTGCAAAGCCGCCGCGTGATTGTTCAGATCACCCACGGCCTTTCCGGCTGCGCCGCCGGTTGACGTGATAGCTGCTGCAAGCTGTGCCTGAGCCTTGTCAGATTCTACCGTTGCGGAAATAAACTTGCCCAGAGATGCGCTCGATGCGGCGAACGCTGCATACCCCGCAGCCATGCCAATAACCGCTTTTGTCGCCTTCAGTGCAGCCGCGTGTGCCGCGCCTGTTGCCTTGTTGAACTTCTCAACCTGTGGCGCGGCCCGTCCTGCACTGTCGCCAGCTTTCTTGAAACCCTTTTCGGTTCCACCAACAGATTTTTCAGTAGCCGTACCCGCCTTGGTCGTATCCTCAAGCGCCTTCTTGCCTTTGAGTAGGCCAGTCGTATCGGCCCCAAGAATCAGATCAGCGAAATTCTGGCTCATGTTTGATCCTTGCGAGAAATAGGCCGCGACCCTAAGTTGGGTGCGGAACCAATGGAGAATTATGGTGGACGGAATTTTAGGAATTTTAGGTGCTGCCGCCCTAGTCGCGGGCGCGATGTTCACACTTGTCGGGTTTGCAAGCGGTGATTTTATTACCGTCTATCAAGGTGCCGCATTGCTGGCGTCTGGGCTTGGGATGCTTGCCACCTCCGAAGTCATCAAGACACTTAAACAAATCCGCGACCGCCTGCCTGCGCCGGATCAGACACCCCGCTAACGGGATGCCTTGGGCCTATCCACCGGCGCGATTGCCAGCGCGTTGGTCCCGTTTTCGCGCTCGGCATGGTAGCCCTTGCACATATCGGACAGGATCGCGGTGTCGTCGGCGTCCAGCCCCTTGGCGGATGCATACGGCGCAAGAATATCCCAGTCCGTCGGGCCTTCCACCATGCCGTTGCTGCGCGTCGGGCCTAGATCAAAGAACAGCCCGATCAGGTATTCCTCTGCGTCCAGTTCCGGCAAGCCGAAGTCCTCCACGCCTGCATCTTTCCATTGATCCAAGCGACATCGCTTTTGATCCTTGGGGAAGGCGTGGAGATAGCCGATCTGGCGCGCGTAAAGGGTTAGCCCTTCTGCGCGTTTCCCATGCGGTTTGCCTGCGTTCCGGCAAATTCACCGATCTGTTTTGCAAACGGGTTATTCTTCATCTCGAACACTGGCGAGCCGTCTTTGTCTGTAACCTGCTCGCCGTCTGCGTTTTCCTTCACGCCCATTTCTGGGAATGTCAGATCGAGGAACCACATTGCATCCTCGGCAGTCGCGGGCTTGTCGCCGTTCATGACGTTCTCAAACCCGAAGATGAAAGGTGCAGCGCCTTCGCAAAGCTGGTTATGCACATCCTCCATGACGCGCGCCTCATCGTCCGTATTGTCGCCCTTGGCCTTTTTGGATGCCATAGCCGCCTTTTGCTTTGCCCGCATCTTAGCCTGCATAGAACGCGATGCCGTACCGCGCACGATTACCCGACAAGGCTTGTCGCCGTCCATCACAGGCTCACCAGACCACGGGTCAACGATCTGCATAGGCGTTCCGGTTTCAGCGGCTTCACGGCTGTTGTAGTTGGCGTTAAAATCCATTTTGATATCCTTGGGGTTCGGTTCAATGTGGGAGGCAGCGGCGAACCACTCCGCCGCCCCCCGATTACCCGCCGAAGCGGATTAGTTAGGCAGGTTCAACGTCCTTGACGGTCAAGGCGTTTTGCTTAAAGTTGTAAACCGCGCCCTCGAAAGAACTGTCGGTCGCTTGGTTCTCTTGGTAGCTATGAACATAGCCCTGAGCGTATTCCACAGGGTCAGTTGCAACCAAAGCACCCGCTGCCCCCGTCCCTGTGCCGATTTTGATAGCGCAAGCGCCGCTTGGCCCGTCGCACAGCGTCTTAAACGCAGCTTGGCCTGTTGCCAGTGCGCTGCCGTCGATGCGGAACGAGCCTTGGCTGTCAACACCGGATGCCGCGCCCTTGGTGCCTTTGGTAAAGCCGGTTTTAAGGTCGGATACGTCGATGTTTGCGTTGGTCACACCGAATTGGGGAAGTGTTTGTGGAAACTCCAATTCAACCCACGTCAGGGCCTCAAAGCCTGACTTGTCGTTGGTTGCTGGAAGTGCTGTTGAGTAGTAGATCGTCTTTCCGATGGAATTCCGAGTAGCCATGATATTTGCCCTTTCATTTGGCAAAGCGGACAGGCCCGACTAATCGGGGTGTTGCTGTCCAAAGTTGAAGTGAAGTGCCTACCGTTCGCGCTACCGGCGCAGCCCGCAGGCGGGGCAATTAGTCGGCGTCGATCCAGCCGATTGCGCGCCATGCGGCAGCGTCTTTTTGCAGTGGTGTGGCGATTGCGCCGACTGTGCCGTTGCTGGCCTTGGTGTTTTTCAGCCGAACACGAGCGGGCTTGGCGACCGCCTTTGGTGTCTCTGGCGCAGCGTCTTGCTCTATGGTTTCTTGATCCGCCGGAGCGGTTTTCTTGCGTGCCATGTTGGCCTCCGATGTTGTGATTAGGACGCGCTGTAAGGGATGCGCACTGAGACGCGCCAATGCGGGCCGTCAGGATAGCCCTGCTGCACCTCTGGCGGGCCCATGATGGTGATGAAACCGCCGGTGACGGGCAGGCGCAGCGTGTACGGGAACAAGGCTGCGATGCTGTCCGCAATAGTTGTTGCAGCGGTTGAGAATACGCCGATCTCCGACATGATCGTGATCTGCGCAAACCCGCGAACGATTGTTCCGCCGCCTGTCAGTGTGCTGTCCGTCCGGCTCACTGGCACGTGGGCGAATATCAAATACGGATGCGGGGTTCCGGTTGGCACGTCCTTGTTCGGCCAGCCGATTGTCAGGGCCGGGGAAAGCGTTGCAAGCCTCTGCCCAAGCGCGTTTAAAATGGCGGTGTCAGTAATCATCTACGGACCTCGTTTGCACGTTTCTTGACGTGAGCGGGGAATTTCGCAGCATTCACATCGACAAAGAACCGCCCCGGCTGGTTATATGTCCGGCCCAAGCTATCGGTGCCCGTAAACCCGCTGTTAATGCGTCTGGCGTGTGGCGCACTCCATGCAAACGACATGGTTTCGCCGATTTCCAAGCCCGCGATTGCGACAACGAAGGCGTCTGCGCTTTCGCCGCCACCGTCTACGGACAGGCTGTTGACTAACTCCGCAGTTGTGCCCACGGGGATCTTCCCCTCGACAAAGGTGGTCGCGCCCTGAGTGATGCCGATCTGCGTTTCCTGCGCGCCTACAAGCACATCGCTGATAGACTGGCGCATCACGTATTCCATACCCTCGATGGTCAGATCGGCGATGTCCGACAACTGAGCGGTAAACGTCTTGGGTGCCATGCGTATTCTCCAACGCCAGAGACCCCGCTTAACGGGGCCTTTGGGTCAATGATGTGGGTGGTGTGGTTAGTCTTTTATCTGACCGTCTTCGGCCATCTTTTTTAGCCTGTAATACAAGGTCCGAGGAACCATTACGTCGAAACATCCTTTAGCTTCGGATGCGTCACTTTTGCCGACGATTTTTTGCAGTTCCTTTAATGATGACTTGCCGAAATTTTCAAACTGTTGCCACCTTTGCTGCGCGGGTCTTGGCTTGAGGGTCGCCATTCGCCCTTCTGTTTCTGCGTCTACCATTTGGATGCAAAATTCATAGAATTTGCGGCAAGCTTCCATTTCAATATCAAGGTCTTCTGGCAGATTGTCCGGCCAAAAACCCCTCACCCACATAGCATTACTTATCCTACCTGATACTTGCAGCTTTGTTTTCTTCATTCCCGTCTCCCGAGGATCCACTTAAATGCGCGGCAGGCCGGGTGGATATTCCGGCTTTTCAGGTGCTACCCTATCCGCGCTGCAATGATACTCCATCCATTGATATAGTCAACTTCCCGGCCTCCGATACTGAGGGACGTATATCACTGTGCAGCGGCAACCGAGCGTTTGATCTGCGCCAGCCGCCGGGTCGTGGGGATAAAGCATTGTGCCGCCCGCTACGTCAAAACTCTCGTTTAGACCAACCTCAACGCCATCTAATGCGCGGTGATCGTGGCGCGGGTCTTTCGCTGAGTTATGATCCCACCGCTTTGAGATACTCTCGACTTTGCCGCCGTCCATAAGCTGTTGATACGCCTCATTGCGTCCTTGGGCTTGTGCTGTAAACGCTTCGTTCTTGGCAATCGTTTGGCCCCGTGCCTTCAACAGCCGTGCATCGTGGGCCTTGGTAATCCGCTCAATCGTTGACTTGTCCAGCGCCCTGCCCTCGGCAATCGCCGTGCGCACTTGCTTATCAAATCGCCGATCTGTTGACGTGTAGCGCGGCACCTGCTTGCCCTTCACCGTCTTGAAATAGTCCGCAATCTGCTCAGGGTCGTTGAGAATTTCACGCACCCGCGTTGATCTTTGCGCCCTTGGGCCGTCCAGCCCCAATATACCGCCCTCACGAACGCCTGTGCGGGGGTTTAGAACGCCTGCAAGCCGTCTTGCTGTGACTTGCGCCCCAACGCTCTCTTTCTGCGCCTGTAGGATCAATGCGCGGATAGGCTCAACACCGGGTGATCCTATCTCAGTCACAAGCCTTGCGCCTGCCTCTG